CCTCCAGTGCAGCAAGCAGGGCAGCGGCCTTCGTTGGTCCGGCAAACCATCGCCCCTGCACGCGGATCGAGCACTCGCCGGTCTCTATCCAAAAGACCCACACCGGCCCGCCGTACCGCGCCTCGACTTGCCCCACCAGCGCGCCCAGCGTGGCGTGGTCCGACCACACGGGGTACCACGGGCCCTCTGACCAACCCTCGATGTACGGGGCGTCCTCTTCGTAGCGCTCACGCCTAGGGCCGCCGTTCCATGGGTTGGCGGTCGCCGGATCGGGCGCTATGCGGAGCATGCCCTCGGCCCACTCGGCGCGGCCAGCCGCGACCAGTTCCAGCCACTTTGCGTTGAGTTCTTTGCTCATACGTCCTTCCATGTTTGTCCTACTTCTGCTTCTGCGGTGAATGTCACCGGTAGTCCGGCGACGGTTGATGTGAGTGTTTCTGTGACAATCTGTGACACCTGGTCGGCGCGGCTCTCGGGCACGGCGAAGAGCACAGCATCGTGCAGCTGGTTGACCAGGCCCGTGCGCTGCCCGTAGTCGAAGGGCAGGTGCTGCTCGACCAGTTCTATCATGGCCTTGGCCACCACCGCGAAGCCCCCGGCTTGGACACGGTAGTTCAAAGCTGCGTTATAGTCCATGTCCGCAAAGTACCTGCGCCGCTTCAGCACGGGCTCGGTCAGGTAGCCCAGGTGGCGTAGCTCATCAGTGGTCTGGTTCCACCATGCCTTGAACTCGGAGGCACGCTGTAGCCACGTGCGATGTAGGGTACGGACCTGTCGTAAGTCGAGGTCGGCGTAGAGCATGTTGCCCTCGTCGTCCTCTGCCTGGTGGATAATCTCCAGCACCTTGGGTGGGGCTGCCCCGTACAGGGACGAGAAGCAGATGCCCTTGGCGAGGTTCCGCAGCTTCTTGAACTGCCCCTTACCCTTGCCCATCTTCGTGTCCGGGGCTCCCTGTGCCTGCCAGAACTTGTCCCCGAACATGAGGTCAGCCGTCAGGTTGTGAGGGTCAATCTCCTGCTTCTCGAAGGCATCGAGGTAGTTCTGTGTACCTGCGAGGGCTGCGGCGAAGCGTAGCTCTAGCTGGTCGTAGTCTGCCCCGACGAACACACAGCCCGGTGGGGGGATGAACATGTCCCGTAGGAAGAAGGGGATGTTCTGGAAGTTGGGGTTGGAACTAGACAGTCGCCCCGTCACTGTCCCGTGGCTGTTGTAGTCTGGGTGGACGTAGCCCTCGGGGGTGACGACTCCTGCGCCGGGTGCCAGCTTGCGCAGGTAGGTGCCGAGCAGCTTGTCTGCCCTACGGTAGAACTTGATGGCCTTGAGCAGTTGCTTCTGCTCCGCATCCAACAGTGGGTTGACTAAGAAGTTCCGCACCGAAGCAGCGTTGGTCCGGGGCTCACCTGCGTCCGTGTAGTCATGCGGTGGGAGCCCCCAGTCGTTGAAGAGCAACTCACGCATCTGTGCTGTGCTGCGTGGGTTGAGACCAGGGCGTGCCTCCTGAATAACTTGCAGCCACTTCGTAGCCTCGGCGGTCTGCTCGGCAGCGTGCTGGGCTCGGCGCCGTTCGTCTACCCGCATCCCAAGGCGGTGCATCCCAGCACAGAGGTCCTGCACCTTGGCATCAAAGGTGTAGAGGTGCTCCTGCCTACGGTACGCCATCGTCCCCTGAAGGGGCCTCACCACACGTGCTGTGACGGCTACATCCGTGGCACAGTACTCATGCAGGTCACGGTCAGTCTGTGCTGTGACTCCCGTGTGGTCTGCCTTCCAGGCTGGCACGTCGAGAAGCATGGACGCAACGAAGCCCAGGCGGTGCTTGTGCTCTGACGCTGCCAGCTTGTGCAGGAGGATGGTGTCGATGAGGGGCGTGGGGGTGACACCCAGGTGCTGCTCGATGACGGTCCTGTCGAAGTACCCAGCGTTGTGCCCGACCTTGACCCAGGCTGTGTGGGTGAGGACCTTGCACAGAAGCTTCTTGTGCATCGCCTCATCAGCAGGGCTGTACAGCTGGGTCTTCCCATCCACGGAGAGGAAGCCCAGCATGAGGACTTCACTCGACGTGCCGATGCCGATGCACCGTAGCCCTGCGGTGAGGCTGTCCACGCCATCCGTCTCAACGTCGTAGGCAAGTTGCTTGCCCTGGTTGGCCAGGTACCACTCGGCGGCGAACTCGGGAGTGGGTTGGTAGTGGACCACGGGGTCCTGCCACATGAGCGCATCGTCATGCCAGCGGAGCATCTTCGCCACGTCGATAGCGAAGACCTCCCGTAGCTCGGGCTTCACCTGGAGCAGTCGGGGGTGGTAGGTCGGCAGGACCTTGAGCGCACCTGCCTTCGTTGGGCCACCTCGTACAGCCTCCAACGAGGGGTTGCCATCGAGGAGCGCCTTGGTGGCGTGAGGGCCGAGCGTGAGCACAGTGGTGTATCGACCTAGCTGCTTCTCTACGTAGCCCCAGCAAGCCTTCAGGGGGCTCTGGAGAGGCTTCTTCCCTGCCTTGACCCGACGCCTGTTCTGTCCCTTCAGCTTAGCCAGGTACGTCTTAGGGTTGTCGTCAGGCCAACGGCAGCCCAGGAGGTTGCCCCAGTCCACGCCGAACCTCTGACCCACACCCATGCGGCGTAGCTCTTCCATCACAGTGATGCCATGTGCATCCGTAAACGGACGCCGGGTCACTGCATCCTGCTTGGAGGGGGCGTCACCGAGGACGAGAATGTCGCTACCGTTGCTCTCGAAGGGAACAGGTTGCCAGGCGCCCTTCTTCTCCCAGTACGTACGGAGGGGGCAGTTGGCGCAGTCGGCACAGTCCATGTGTGTCCTCTGTCAGTGTGTAGGGAGGAGAGGGCTAGGCAGGCAGGCACATGACTTCCAGGACGGATACCGCCCGCCTAGCCTCTCCTCGAAAAGGTCAGTCCATTTCCAAGATCTTCTCTACGGAATCACCGAACGTACTCCGCGCGGCGGACACTTCGTCCTGTGCGTTCGTCGCTGCGGCGTACTGGTCTGCGGTCAACCACGTGGTGTTGGGGTACTGGCGTCCGTTCTCGGGGTCCGCCGGTGCGTACTTGACGTAGCCCGTCCGTCCCACGAGGTACTCGAAGGCACCAGAGTCATTCGTCTTCTCGAAGTCGAAGCCCTTCCCCCGGATGTCATCCTGGGAGTAGCCCACCGAGATGAAGAACTGCATCCACATGCGGGCCATCATCCCGTCCATGTAGTCGTCGCCCGAGTTGGGTAGGTTGAACCCATCCCGAACAGTACAGTTCTTCTCACCATCGCCGGACTTAGCGCCCTCGATGATGCGGGCCTGGAACCTCACGCGGTCACTGTTCTTCCGGGTCTCCGTCTTCTCGGTCGTGACAATCTCGACCTGGAAGACATCAGAGCGACTGGGTGCCACAGCTACGAACGTGTTGCCGAAATCAAACTTCATTGTCTTTACCCTCTGTTAGTAGTTGCCGATGAAATCGACAAGCATGTTTCGTTGGTGTTTACGCAGGACCATGCGGTCCATTGCGTCGTTGAGAACCCACCGGACATGGTGGGGGGACTTGTGTTCAAGGACACCCGTGGTCGCCGTCATCACGCGGCGGTAGTCGGGCCTCTTCTCTGTGCTCTCTGCGAGCAGGTCTTGGGCAGTGGCCTCGACGTACTCATCCATCCACGCCAGGGGCTCTGGACGAGGCACGTCGAGACCTGCACCTAGCATCGCTTCCCGCAGGTTCAGTGGGAACTGGCTTGGGAGGACAGCAAGGCGGTCCCCTTGGATGTAGTTCTGGTCAGGGCCAGTGGCGTACATGAAGGGCCAGCCGGGGCCGCTGTCGTTGTGGACGACGCGGGCACAGAAGTCCACCATAGCTGGTAGCTTCTCGGGTGCCTGCCACCCTGGGATGAGTGGAGCCCCAGGGATGTAGCGGTTGTACTGGTCCTTCTTCACCTCACGTGGGGGCTGCTCGTGGCAGACGAAGAACACGTGGCACTCGGCATCACGGGCTGCATCGCGCAGTTCGTACAGCCGCTTGTTGAACAGGTCAAAGGCGGCGAACCCTGGTGCCATGTCGCGGCACTGCTGAAGCTCGGTGTCTGCGATGAGCGACAGGTCGTCAACCACCACCGCAGGGAACTTCGTGGAGGCACGCTTCACGAGGTTCGTGATGTACTTGAACCCCTTGCTGCTCGGAACCTCGATGACCTTGGGTTCCCAGTCGAGGTACTTGGCACAAGTCAACGCTCCCTTCGGAGCGACGAACACCCCGTGTGGGAATGCCTTCACTAGCGCCAAGGTCTTGCCAACCTTGGCCCTTCCGTACGTCAATCCAAACATGTCTATGTTCCCCATTCGCATCGTGTGTGGTTCTTACATGGCCCGTAGGGTGTCCAACAGGCTGTCTCGTGGTGTGCTGCGGGCCAGTGCATTGGGTCCTCTGTCTCATGCCCGTGCTTGTCTCGAAGGTCTCGTATTAATCGTTCTGCATGAATGACTGTGTCTCTGAATGTCTTATCCGCATACGGCGCAGTGGCAAGCTCCGTGCGTAAGAAAGTGGCAGACCCATCCTTCTTGGGCCATTGAATCATGTTGAGTAGCACCCCTCCATACTGGTCTCCCCAGAGGGAACGACCGAAGAAGTTGTAGCCTCGGAACTGACCCGAGAGTGTGTAGTACTTGACCGCCGTGGAGGGCCGCCGCCCTGTGGTCTTGTGGTCGACGATGTAGTAGAGCCCCGACCGGGGGTGCCGCACGATGAGGTCGGCCCGCTGTGTGTAGAGGTAGGGCTCGGGCTGAAGGGTGTCTTGGATGTGCCCAACTAGTTCCCGCTCAACTTGGGACACGAGGTACCGCTCGGCAGCCCAGTGTAGGTCGTACTGTAGGTACGTCCTTGCTACGATGGTGCTGTGCTTGTCCCACTCCTCGGGGTTGGGCTGGCTCCGTACCTTCTCCTTCATTGCGTCCAGTGGTGTGTAGATGTCTGCCTTGGGGTTCTGCTTGAGGGCGTAGTGGTGTGCCAAGGCAAGGTGTAGGAGGATGCCCCGGATGAGGGCGGGGCTTGACACCGGACCCGGCGTAGCCTTTGAGGCTATGTACAAGGCGTACTTGCGGGGGCACTGCATCGCCAGCTGTAGGCGGTGCCAGCCCCTGCGGCTGGGTCCGGGGTCAAGCAAGTGCATCAGGCGTCGCCGACGACTCGGTTGTTCATCCAGATGATGACATCAGAGCCATCGTCCTGCGGCATGGTACGCATTGCCTTCACGGAATTATGGGCGATGATGGCCGCGGTCAGCACCTCCTGCATGATTTCCATAGCAACGGAGGGGTCGGCCCTCACGACCGGGTTCATGGCGGCGGTGGCCCCACACGCCGTGAACAGGTCACGTAGAAGTTCGAGTCCGTCTTCTGGTCCTTGTGTCTCGATGGCGTCCCGGAGTACCTTCAGGAAGGGACTCAGGTGGCTGTCGTCACTGTCGTTGCTGTCGTTGTAGGTGTCATCTGCCATGTCTTACTGCTCCAGTTGTTTGAGCCAGGCTTCTACCTTGCTCCGGTTAAAGCGTACCGTGCGTTCGCCGATACGCATGTGGGGAATCTCCTTCTGCTGCACCTTCCGGTAGATGGCGTGGATGGACAAGCCCAACCAGTCTGCCACTTCTCGTACAGTCAGCAGCTTCACATCGTCACTCATCACTACCTCCGAATAGGTCAAACACACTCTGGATAATATCGTCAGCATCGTCCGTACTACCGAGAGTATCAGCGATACCAACAGCCGTCGGGTCATCAATGGTGTTGACAACCTGCTCTAGCTTGTCCAGTAACGTGTCCGCCACATGCTCGTCCACTGTGCCCTCTGCGACAGTGTACATGATGTGGACTGACCTCTGCGAACCATGCCTACTAAAGCGGCCTTCTGCCTGTGTCACCATGCCAGGTGTCCAAGGTAGCAAGCCGAACACAGCTAGGTCTGTGTTCTGTAGCCCGTCGACTGCCTCACCGAAGGCATCGGTCGTCCCTACAAACGCGCACCCTACCTCGGTGGCGGCGTAAGCCGAGACCATCTCATCCCGCTCCTTGGTCGAGACACCACCGTGCCCCCACCACATGGGTGCCTTGTCCTTGAGCCGTGTCTTGATGAGCTTCGCCAGGGCTTCAGCGTCCTTGCGTCGTCCCGTAAAGACCACCACCTTCTGCTGGTCTTCGAGCACAGCATCCCTGACTGTGTCTGCAATCCAGACACGCTTACGTGATGCTGCCTCCAACAACTTCATCTCGAACAAGGCACCCTTGCCTCGCTTGGATGCTTGCTTCATGTCCTGCTTGAAGCCCGCTGGCCTACTCTGTTCCTCCTTACCCAAGTAGATGAGGCTTCGAGTCAGGGGCGGTAGGTGCCTGCTCGCTTCCTCCTTCGTCACTACGGACATGACACGCTCTAGCCGCTGCCGTAGCTCGTCGGTGTTGCTCTCCCCTGTGGCGTCAATGCCACCGAAGCGACCGGGCCTCGCGTCACAGTAGCGGTGGATGAACTCCCAGTTGCTGCCCCACTCCCCGGGCTGGACGAGGTCCATCTGTGCCCAGAGGTCGGAGCGCCTGTCCCTAACCGGCGTTGCCGTTAGCCCGAGTCGACGGGTCGAAGCCTTCGCCAGCTTAGCGCAAGCCGCTGCCCGGTTATCCAACCAGCTATGGTACACGCTACCATCCCTCGCGACCAACCTCTCCTTCCGCTTCCACGACTTGCCCTTGTGTATCTCATCCCAGACTACAGCAAGGGGACAACCCCGTGCCCACTGGATGAGATGGGGCGCCCAGTCCCGGACGACAGCCCAGGACAGCACGACGATGTGTGACCGGGGGGCGTAGGGCGCCTTGCCCCGTAGTACCTCGGGTCGCAGGGTGGTGTACTTCTGTGCCTCTCTAACCCACTGTGCTGTGGTCGGGGCTCGGGTGACGATGACGACCTTCTCGTCTGGCGCACCCTTGGACAACCAAACGAAGGCCCCGGCTGTCTTACCGGCCCCACAAGCCCAATGGAAGAAGATGTCCTTGCGTGTGTCTGCGAGGACATCCTCCTGGTAGGGCGTGAGGAATCCGTCAGTGACGAACTCCCTAAGCATCACCGGGCTTCCTGGGCACGCAAGATGGCAAGCCGCTGTGCCCCCTCAAGGGTCAAGCCGTAGTCACCGTGGACCAAGTGACTGAAACCACCCGTGAGCGTGTGCATGATGTGGACAGCGAAGGGTGCATCCTCATCATGCGGGTGCTCGGTCCGGCAGATGACGGTGTACGCCACTGGTTGCCCATCGTCGTTCAAGTGGGCCGCAGGCCACACGGCCACGACTGCCCAGCGGTTACGGGTTGCGAGCCGCACGGCAGCTTCCGCAGGGCTCTCTTGGGCTGTTAGTTCGCTCATCATTGTTCTCCTGTTGTTGTCAGTGTAGTGTGCCACGTTGCGTGGCAGGGTGCATGTCACGAGTTGTCGCTCTCGAAGTATTGGGCAACGAACGCCCGCCAGTGGGCTTCTACGTCGGTGCGCTCATCCGTCAGGCTGACTCGGTGAGTCTGCCCATTGGGGGCAACGAACACAGCCCAGTCCCCCTCGACGTAGCGTCGGGGCCATATCTCCGCGACGAGGTAGACGTAGCCACAGCTACCCCTCGTGTCTGCGATGAGGATGAAGAAGGGCCGGTCGACCAGCACATGCCGACCAGCGGCAAGGTAGCCAGAGCCAATGCCCTGCCGCTCCTGCAAGCGATTGAACGCCACCTTTGCCGCAGGCATCACTGCGTTCAGCTTATCGCCGAAGCCCTTAGGCAAGGTGCCCTTGGTGCTCTGTCGGTCCCACACTAACGAGAAGCCAGCGTCAAGCTCCTCAATAGCACGGGCTCCCCAAGCGGAGTTTGCCTTAGTGGGGAGTCCCCAAGTGTATGTGTCAGCCATGTCATTTCTCCTGTGTGTTGTGTTGTTAGACGGCGACAGCGAAGCCGCTGTTGCGTGCGTTCTGCATCGAAGCCTTAGTGCCCTTGAGGCGTAGTCCGACGATGACCCCTGCCGGGTCAGTCCACCGTGCATCGTGGGTGTCCCCGTCGATGACCCTCATGCCACACCACGACTCGGTAGGTAGTGGTGCTCCCCTCTTCACGTCGAACACTACCGAGACGTTGAGGCCACGCTGGACAAGCCCCGCTACCTGCTCCCATGTCCAGGTCTCCTTGCGGCTGTAGGTCCGGTACATGTTGTCGGGACCAGGCAGCTCCACCGGGCTGGCAGTGTAGTCGTTGAACTGTACAGTGGGGTGCCGCTCTGCGATGGTGTTGGCCATCTTGATGCGGTCCGACAAGAGGTTGGGGCGGACCGCTAGACTGTACCCACGACGGCGGGCACGGAACGCTTCCCGAGCTAGCTCGGCGTCCACCTTAGCGTGGAACTCATCCGGGTGGCGTTCGAGGAAGAGCGTCTTAGCTACACGAGTAAGAACGTGGGCCGGTATGTTGTTCATGCCTGACTTGTTCAGGCAAGCGAACTGGCACTGTGTGGCCCAAGCACAGGAGGTACGCCGGCCACCAAACTGCATGTGCTCCTTGGCTGGCGACAGGTTGAGCCCCATGACGTAGAAGCCGGTGGTGTCCGTCTTAGTCAGCTTAGCGTTACGGCTAAGCAGCTTCAGGTCGTCGTGCAGGAGGCGCTGCACCTTGTCTTCGATGGTGTCGATGTCGGTCATGTCATGTGTCCTGTGTCGTTGTGTCGTTGTGTCGTTGTGTGGGGCTACTCAATCACCGTCCAGTGGTCACCCTCGGGGGTAAGCACGGTCTCATCCCCGTCATAGTTCAGGATGTAGTACTGGTTGCCCGGTATCTCCACCACCTGTAGGTCAGCGCGGCTGGCCGCGAAGCGGTGCGCGCTCCTGCCGAGTAGTACCACGACCTCAACCAGCACAGGGTCGTGCCGGTCTAGGTGCCACCCCTCGGGGTCTGCCTTCCAGTTGTGGGGCGGGAGGCCCTGCTGCTTAGCAAGGGCATCGTAGACCGTCTTTGCAGTGTTCGAGAGTTCAAAGCGGTAGCCGCCAGTGTTGATTACAACCTTGTTCTTCACTGTGTTCTCCGTCGTCGTCGTGGTCGTGGCGACCGGCAGCAGCCTACTCCGCTGCCGGCCCGGTTGGCTCGTCAATGTTTGTCATCGGCAGGTTCGAGGCCGACAATCAGGGAGCGCCGCCCCGCTTCCGACCGTCGCAGGGACAGCCGGGGTCACTGCAACCGCATCGGTCGGCAGCTTCCTCATACAGACGCTCCATCAACTCCTCGTCTGTGTCGTCGGGGTACTCATCCCGCAGCTGCTCAAGGGCTTCCGCTACCTCATGGTCAAGGGCAGCATCTTCGGCGGCGTCCCACCGCTCTTGGTCCTCATGACTTCGCATCGTGTCCCCCTCGCACCTTACGTACTCCGACTCCATCCTCCGCACCTCGCACCCTACGTACTCCTAGGGCACGACTTGCCTCCTGTGCCAACTTCCTCACCTTCTGCATGTCGTGGATGTAGAGACGTAGCTCTTTATCCGTGTACTTGAGGGCTTCCTCTGCGATGTCGATGCCCAGGTTGGTTGAGGCGATCAACCGGTCTAGCGAAAACATGACCTGGGGGTCGGTGTATTGTTCCGTATCGCTGTACCCAGCGAGGCGGGGGAGGTACCCTGCCTGGTAGCGATCGTGTCCGACGAGGTGCTCACCTAGCACCTGCTTGCTGTAGTAAGTAAGGTGCCCGAGTGCATCCCGGAGAGCCTCTGCCGCTTGCTCGAATCTCTGTTTGTTGGCGTGACGCCGACTCGCTGCCAAGAGCGCAGCGCCTCGTTCATCCAGCATGGTTACCACCCTCCGAGGGCACACATCAGAGCCTGTAGCTCTGCTGCGGCAGCACTGACTGCAACCAGCCCGTCTAGGACTTGCTGGGCATCCATCGCCTCCTTTCCAGTCCAGTACACCACCGCCTCCCCCTTGGGGGTCATTGCTTGGTAGCAACTGCCCCCAGGGAATCGGTGCAACCGGACGGGTAGTCCCTGATCAAGCACGTCTTTCCAGTGGATGTTCACGTTGTCCTCCGTTGTTCGTAGTTGTGAGTGTAGATGTAGTAGAAGAAGACACTTTGCGGCTGAGGCTTGACACGTCGCCCTCGGTCTTCAGTTGTGCGCGTGAAGGGTAAAGACGCGCCCACCCTTCAGGCGCAACTCGTTGTAGTCGTAGCTCAGGTCTCGTGCGAGCTTCGCGTAGTCGACGTACATCTCTAGAATCTTCTTCGGGATGTTGTCTTCGCCGTAGAAGTTCTCGATCGCGTACTCGCCGGCCTCCCGGTCGCTCAAGTTGTCGTAGTATTCTATGGCCTCCTCAATGCGCTCCACCTCGTCCTCATCCTCTTTGCTCTTGGCGTCTTCGAGGTCTTCGTAGAGGTGGTTCGTGAGACCGCCCTCGATCTTCAAGTCGCGCCCGAACTTCGTGTAGTCAAAGTAGTAGCTAAGGTTTCCGATCATCTCCTGATCCACGGAATCGTAGGCCAGGTCTTCGAGGGACTGCTCGGAAGCAGGCTCGTCTTGCGCTTTCTGAAGCGCATCGGCGTCGGCGCTTCCCCTGTCGAAGGGGGCAGCGTTAGCCACCATCTCCACCACCGGTTCCCAGTGGCAAGCAAGTTCGTACATCAGAAGCACTTGATGAAACCACGGACACCGTCCGCAGTTGTGAAGTAGAAGTTCTCCTCGCCACACTCACCGTCAGTGAGCCAGCCGAGGGTAGGCAGGTCAGCCAGTTCGTACTGAACAATGGTGCGCTTCGGCTTGATGTACTTCGGCTTGGTACGCTTGGTACGTGGCATGGTTGTGTCCTCCGTTGCTGTGTCTAGTTGTTGTTGTCTGTGGTCCAGCCCTCGGGGGGCTCTTCTTGTGCCCAGTAGCCGCCGGAACCGTAGCGTCCTACCTGGAATGCGTTGAACCGCTTCAAGTCAGAGACGGCAATCTTCCGCCAGGTTGAGCCCCACGAGGATGTGCCGTCGGTGACGACTGTTGCTAGGGTCTGGACATACTGGTAGTCGTATGCCTTGGGTGCGTTGGTGTATCGGATGTAGTGGTCGTACATGTCTAAGCGTCCATGTCGTAGACATGGTATCGGCAGTCCATCTCATGGATGATGAACAGGTTCTTCTTCCGGTTCTCCCTCTTGCTGCAGAAGGCGCTGGCTTCCTGCACCGTGAGGAAACTTGCGATACTGATCATGTCTGTGTCCTGTGTCGTGTGTCCCAGCGGGATGCTGGCTACTAGAGTGAGCATGTCACCCTGTTAGTCAGAGCCCCGATGGAGCCCAGGGTAGCTAGGTGAGGGAGAGTGAGTAAGAACTCACCCAGCTACCCCGGAACTCGATCGACTAGGCGGGGGAGAGAGCCAGTGCAGGCAGCAACTCCCTGCCGACGTACTGTTCCGTAGCAAACTGCTCAATCTGGTTGAGGAAGCGGGACTCGTGAGCAGCCCGAGTGATGGCATTGATGCCGTCGTAGACAGAGTCACCGGGCTGCTTGTTGTAAGCGTCAAGCAGTACCTGGGGCAGTGCCGCTGCACCAAGTGCCTTCTCCATCGGAGAGCCCTTAGCCAATGCAGCCAGAGCCTCACCCGGCGTCTTGCCGTAGAGTGCCAAGGGCTTCTGCTTGAGAACACCCCAGTACTCACCAATGGTGCGAGCCCCGGACTCCAACTGGTCTAGGTCGGCGCTGACTGCGGCAATCACCTTGCGGTACGCCTTGATGTCGGCGTCCCTCTTGGTGGCGCTGTAGGAACTGGCATGACGCTTAGGCCGGGTATTAGTGTCGGCAGGGTGGCTCGTCATCGTGCAGTTGATGCAGATAATCTGCACGATGAACCCACCGTGACGGTACGAACGCCAGCCAGCATCGTTGGTGCTGACCTTAGTACCGAACTCAATCGGGTCACCGACAGCGAAGTCGAAGTCAGGGGGAGCAGCGTACCGCAGGGAGATGGTGGCGTCACCAGTCTCCTGGTTGTAGGACCAGTCAACGTGAACGTCGTCAATGCCCCGGCGCTTTAGCTCCTCGATGTGAGCATGAGCTACGATGTGAGCATCCATCGGCAGGTACTTACGGCTGTTCGCACGGTATAGCTGGGGAATACCGTCGATGATGCGAGTCCCGAACTGGAACTTCCGTGCTTCCTTCCCCTTGCCCGACATGGGGAACAGCTTTCGGTAGCGGTTCAACGCATCGTTGACGTAGGTAGCAATGGTGTCCGGGGCACACCCACTGATGCAAGGCTCACTGAATGGGACATACTTGTGATGCCGGGACAGGAACTGCCAGAGGCACCGGGGCTCCACTGCGTAGTGCTTGCCGTTGACCTTCATGATGCCAGGCTCGTAGCTGATGTTGGCGACATCAGCGTTGATCAAGTCACGCTGCTCACCCTTGACCAGACGGACCAAGGCAGGGAGCCCATCAGTTTCAGACAGTGCCATAGGCAGCTTAGACACTTCCAAGCTACGGTTTCGGGCAACCTGCTTGCCGCACTCCAGCATCTCGGTGCCAGGTGGGAACCAGGTCTTACCAGTGAGGTTGACGGCCCAGCCGTCGTTGTTCAGGTTTGCCTGTAGGGCTGCAATACCCTCGGCCTTGTGACGGTGGATGGTCTTCCCAGCCACTGGCTTAGGAGCCTCGACAATGGCGTCGGGCTTGTCCTCGTCAGCCTTGTCCTCGGGCTTGTTCCAGCCCTGGGGCAACGCCTGCCAGTGGAACGTCCATCCCTTGGCGGCCCACTCTGGGTTGCTGACGGAGGCGTTCCACTTGTCCCGGTCGGTGCATGGGTTCTTCTGCCAGTCCTCGGGGCCTTCAGCCCAGGGTGCTTTGACCAGCATGTAGTCATCGGGGGAGTACTTCTGGTAGGTCTCCATGGCCTCCGTTTTGGCGAGGCAGGTCACCAGGAAGAGGTCGTGGCGTCGGAGGATCATGAGGGGTTCGATGAGGGGCTCAGACATTGTTGCTCCGTCGTTGTTGGTGTTGGTGTTGGTGTCGTTGTCGATCTTCAGTGGCATTGTCACTCTCCTATATAGAAGGAAGGAAGTCAGGATGCCAGCGGCTCGGTGCCGTCAAGCCCCACCAGGATGCGCCGCTGGCCGGCTGGTGGCAAGTCACGAAATGTCATCCGGGCCTCGAACGCCGACAATCGGCGAGTCGTCGAGCCGCCGCGCCTTATACTTTGGTGAGAGAAAGACCTGGATGAAACTAGGTAGACTGACCATAAGTTGCAAGGGGTTTAGAGATATAGGATTTGTAGAGAGGGAGTAGAGAGGGAGTAGAGCTAGTAGAACTCATAGAGCTAATGGAGGGAAGGGGGATATGGGCGCTTCTACTGCCCGCTGCACTCATGTCATACCAGTCTATGCTACAGACCTAGAGTACTACTCCAGGCTAACGCTCTACCTGGTTAGCTCTAGCCATTCCCCAGTTACCCCCTTGTTAATCAGAGGGGGGGGCCGAGCTAGGTCTCCCCCCGGTTAGGCCCCCTACATCTCTTGACATCTATTGACATACTGTTACATCTATTGACATCTATTGACATCTATAGACATACTACTACCCCCCTCCACCCCGGTGCCGGTGCGGGTGGGAGGTGGTCTATCATGTCTACCGGTGATAGTCCCCCTCCCCCCTCCCCTATGCTTCTTCTATCATGAGTGAGTGAGTGATAGTGCCCCCTCCCGCTGCCGCACCGTTGCATTGGGTGGGCAAAGCGTTCAGATGGGGTACCAAGACGCACAGAGCCCCGCCGGAGTGTACCAGCGGGGCTCGGGGGCGAGGGGCTAGCGGCGCCGCGCCCTGACCCGGCGCTTGTGCATCTTGATCAGTTCAACCGCAGTTTCATCGTTGAGGCCAAGTAGCCTAAGGACTAACGCTCGCTCGGCACCTTCGAGGGCGCCATACCAGTAGCTCTCGGCCCTGTCGTACTTTCCCGCCAAGGCCCGGATGGCCTCTGGCAGGGTGCTGCCACCGTGAAGCAGGCGCCCCTTTCGGAGCCCGAAGTAAGTGCGGACACCACCGCACACCACGATCTCAAATGCGTACTTCTTGTCCATACTCACTCTCCATTGCCCCCCCGAAGGGGGGCTTCTAAGGTTACTAGTTGCTCACTGCTAGGTACACAAAACACCCGAGCGCGATTGCGAGTTCTGCAAGCAGTCCCGCGATGATTAGGATTTCCCACCAGGTCAGCATGACTGCCAAGTGGCGAGAAAGGCCAAAATTAGACAACCCACCGTGGCGCCCATCAGGGCGCCGTAAAGGGTGATCCCCAAAGGGGTCTCTGGAAACCTCATTCACTCTCCACTCAATACCGCAACAGCGCGGTTCTACATAGAACAAAAGCAGGGAGAGAGAGGTGAGGTAAGCCGAGAGCGAAGGGGGTTGGACCCTCCACTCTCGGCGAGTAGCTACTAGGCGAACGGTGCGTCAGAGGACGCGGGCTCCGTTGCTGCCTCCTCCACGGCGTCCATGCGGCCAGACAATGTCTGGAACGCAGCACCCAGGGAAGTAACCGCCGACAAAATGTCGGACAGAGAAGTCTCGGCCTGCGCCTTAGGCGCTGGCTTCTTCTTCTTCTTCGGCGCGCTCAACTTCGCCGGTTCCACCTTACGCGGCCCGGTGTTACCGGACTTCGTTGCAGGTGGTGGAGCAATCAGCGTCTCGGTTTCGGCCTTCGCCTCTACCTTGACACCCCAGGCCCCAATCCGGACCAACTCATCCCGGTAGTGGGTGAGCAGGCGCTGTTCCGTTCCCGGACGAAGGTTGGCGATAAGCCACTCCGTCTGGTCCTGGTCCATAACGAACTCTCGACTTCGGTTGATGAAACCCACCGCCCACTTGCACTTGACAAGGTAGCGGTCCTTGTTCTTCATCTTAAAAGCCGAAATTTCCATGCCGTCAGTCTTACTCATACTTACCTCACTCTCTCTATGCACGGCCAACATGGCCGGCGATACATAAATCAGAGTGCGTGTGCCCACTTGTGTGGGACTCGATCGCGTCGATATGGTTGTCAGAGAGTATGTCGTGGGGGCCGTGTGCCCCGTTGACAGTCACATACTGAACCCAGCGGCACAGAAGTCTAGAACTTTATAAAACTATTTAAATTGTCCCGCTCCAACCGTAACAATCAGGGACCCTAGTATACTGATCAGGTGTTCAGTATTCACCTGGTAGACCCCCGGCCTAGCTGGTCGGAACCTCTCCCCATCCGGGGTACCCGGTCCCTCTCTCCCGGTCCTAGCCGGTCCGGTCCGGCTGGGGGTTGACGTGTCAAGGGCTAAGGGTTGACGTGTCAAGGGCAGTGGCACGACCGAGCCCCACCGGAGCGTAGCTGCGCCGGGGGAGTGCGAGGCGAGCAACTATCACAAATCATCCGGTGATAGACAAAGGCGAAGCATCCCCCCTTTCCTACTATCAACTATCATTAGAGACCCCTCCCCACACGCACACCTGTTTTGTTTCGGCTCCGATGCTACAACTTACTACGCTTACTACACTTTTCCACTGTCGCCTCTCAAAAGTGTAGTAAGCATATCGCCGCTGCTCCCTCCAGTATCGTCCACTCAAAAAAGGGTGTAGTAAAAGCGTAGTAGCGATACCTCTGGTTGCACCAGGGTAATATCTAATTTACTACGTTTAGTCTTTTAGTTGACCATAAGAGTAGAGAAAGCTGTTTTACCCTGCTACATTGTAGCACGGTCAGAGTACTTTCTCTAGGGCGCTATGGGGAGAAAAGTGTAGTAAGTGTAGTAATCGGTGAGACGCCTGGATGAACCTTCACTTTCCTTACTACACCGGGGTGTAGTAACCCGTAGTAACCTGTAGTAAGTTGTAGCCTTAGGCTACAGAGTCGGAATCGACAGTGACTGTCGACCCATAGTGGCATTGTCGAGGTTTGTCCGTCTAAGGTTTCAACCAATGCAGAATGTGTCGGTGTTTCATTCACAGTCACGACGACACCCATGTACTGAAGCGCAACGGCGGCAGCAGGGGCTTATCTGTTTTTTTGACAACAGAGTGCTACAGGTGCTACAAGGTCTTCACTTCGAGGAGGTCAGATGTCCGACAACCCGTCTCCGGTTCAGCTCCGGGACTACTACACCATGCCAGAAGTGGCGGAACTCCTGGGTTATCACCCCCAGCATATCCGTCGCATCGTCGCACAGGGTAAGCTACCCGCCGAGAAGTTGCCGAACGGTCGGCGGCGGATCAGCCACGCGGCTGTGATGCAGTGGGTAGCCACGCACGGAAGTGCGCTCAGCTACGTGCTGCGGCACCGTGACGATGAACTCAACCTGGTCTGAGGCGGTACATGTCCCTAGTCGCATCTCCCGAGCACGTTCTTGCCGCTCTCCAGTACATCTGTGAGGAGGGGCAGATCATCGAGCTTCGCGCCCTCCACGTTCCGACCTCGGAAGGCCCCCGAACCTTCTCGGGCTTCTTCGATGACGTAGAGAAGATGGCCGCTGCGGCGGCCCAGCTGTCAGATATGGGCGCCGGAGGCGTCTATTTCACCCCCAACCCGTTGAAGGGGACGGTCACGAGTTCGATCACGAACCAAGCCTCCCCCGCATCACGGGGTGCACTCGCCAAAGACATCGACGTGTTGAGCCCCCGATGGCTCCTCATCGACATTGACCCCGAGAGGCCGAAGGATTGCGCCTCCACAGACGAGGAAAAGGCACAAGCAGCATCCCTCGCAGCCGCAATGGTCTCGTTTTTGAAGAAGCGGGGCTGGCCAACCCCCCTGTTTGGGTCGTCTGGCAACGGCTACCACCTGATGTACCAGGTGCAGGAGGCCGATTCGGACGTGATTCGGCGGATTCTGGCCGTCCTGGGCTTCCTGTTCGACAACGACTGGGCCAAAGTGGACCCAACGGTCTTCAATCCGGCCCGAATCTGGAAGATGTACGGCACTGTGGCCCGGAAAGGGGACAGTACGGAGGAGCGACCCCACCGTCGCGCCCTCATGTTGTCCAAGAAGCCCTGCGGGGGGCCGGTAACGCGCGAACAACTGGACGAATTGGCCCAGTTGCTGCCCGATTCGGGCGCCAAAGAGGGCAATGCCCCCACGGGCTCCCTCGACACGTACATGAAGGACCACTTTCCGGCGGCACAGGGGCCAAGTCCGTGGCAGGGCAACGGTCGGCGGTGGGTTTTCGACGTATGCCCCTGGGATGACACCCACACCGACCGGTCTGCGTACGTCATCCAGTTCGCAGACAACGGAATCGCCGCAGGTTGCCTGCATAAGACGTGCAAGGGGGCCGAAAAGGACAAGAAGGGCCGCTCAAAGGGGTGGAAGAACCTTCAAAAGCTGGCAGGAGTGCCATTCGGTGGGGCTGCCCCCCTATCCCCGGCCCAGGTCCGCGTATCGTCCGCCACTGCCCCGAATCTGACGGATTTGGGCAACGCACGCCGCATGGTGGCCGCATTTCAGCACGAACTGGTGTTCTGCGTGACCTATCGGCAGTGGTTCCTGTACAACGGGAAGCGATGGAAGCGAGATATGGATGGGGCGATTCATCGTAGGGCAAAGGCAGCAGTAGCCGGGATATTCGCCGCCGCTGCCTCCAGTACGGACGCTCAACAGCAGCAACGCCTCCTGAAGCACGCCCTAAGGTCGGAATCGGCCCGCGCCCTCGGGGCTATGGTGCAGTTGGCGTCCACCGAGCAGGGCGTGGCGGTCACATCCAGCCGTCTAGACCGGGATCCTTGGCTGTTCAACGTCCAAAACGGCACAATCGACCTCCGTACGGGCGTGCTCTCGATGCACGACCGAACGGACTATATTACCAAGGTTAGCCCCGTAGAATGGGTAGAAGACGCCGAATGCCCCCTGTGGGACACGTTTCTCGACTATGCCTTCATGGGTGACCCTGATACTGTCGCGTTCATCCACCGGTTCTTCGGCTACTGCCTCACTGGGCTCTGCGTCGAGCAGGTCCTGCTCTTCATGGAGGGCACCGGACAGAACGGAAAGACGACAGCCCTGCTCATCCTGATGTACGTGCTGGGAGACTACGCCATCCAGGGCGCTCCAGGGCTCCTGATGGCGAAGCAGAACGAGTCTCACCCTACCGAGGTGGCAGACCTGGAGGGCGTGCGGTTCGTGGCCAACAGTGAGGTCGAGAAGGGCAAGCCGTTTGCCGAGGCGCTCATCAAGCAGCTGACGGGCTCCGACCGCATCCGTGCCCGGAAGATGCGCCAGGACTTCTATGAGTTCGACCCGACGCACAAGCTCATTATCGCGGCTAACCATCGGCCCATCATCAAGGGCAACGACGAGGGCATCTGGCGTCGCGTTCTGCGTCTCCCGTGGGAGCGGAAGATTGAGAAGAAAGACCAGTTCTTCCTGGACAAGTTGAAAAAGGAAGCCCCTGGCATCCTGTGTAAGCTGGTCGAAGGTTGCCGGGATTGGCAGAAGGATGGGCTGCGTCCTCCCGAGAAGGTTCGCATGGCGACGAACGAGTACCGGGAAGAGATGGACATGCTCGCCGAGTTCCTATCCGAGGCGTGCATTCTGGATGCGGGCGAGGCCACGCCAAAGAAGGACTTGTACATCGCGTACAAGAGCTGGTGCGACAGCTTCTACCAGAAGCCTGTTGGCTACCCGTTGTTTGGGCGGCAACTCTCCGAGCGGGGCTTCCGTGCAATGCCTCGGTACATCCACAACGGGAATGTGCGTCGGAGCGTGCGTGCCTGGGTGGGGATCGGCATCCGACACTCGGCGGTGGACACGCTCATGGGCAACCGGGGTGTTCACTAATGCCCGCACAGGCAGGCCCTGCTGCCCTCAATGCGGTTCTGGCACTCATCCTCCAGAAGCCCGTGCGGGGTTGCACTACAGGGAAGTCCTATCAGACACTTCTGCGATGGCGCTCGAAGAAGCTGAAGCAACCCAACGCGACAAAAGGTCACGTGTTCGCACCCCTCGACATGATGCTTCGAGGGGACGAATTTGTCCGTGACTGGATTCTACAGGAACGCATGTTCGTCTCGCCAAAGACGTGGCCCTCCAGCATCCTACCGGCGTTCCGCTACTCCCTGGTGCCTACGCCTCGGGAGCTAGGATCAATCCATTTTCGCCGCCACCTGCCCACGAACCACAAAGATGTCATCGACGGCTACGCTGCGACGATGGCGTACTGCTATGGGCTGGACATGGACAAGCTGTCGAAGCACCTTGATGTAGCTCTGGACATCTTCCACGAGCGCATGAGGTACTTTATCACCTACATGGCGTACGAGCGGCCTTCGTTCCTGGTGTGGGCAACGGCTACCGACTTTGACCGGTCACCTCTGCCGGCTTCGTGGTACAACCTCGTCGGGGGTGAGCGAGAGGCCCGCCCTCGGCTCCAAGATTCCCCGTTTGTGTTCCGGCCGCAGGACCTCGCACCATGGACCGACAGCAGCAAGATTCTGGGTCACCTCATCTTCAACACGAGGAAGAAGCCCCGCTTGCTGACGCACCGCCGCGATACACACTTGATCGAGGGATATGATGGCCCGTAAGAAGAAAGGCGCGAACAACACCTCGATGACCCGCAACGCGGGAACACCGGGGGCTGACTACGCCCAGTGGTTGATGCTTGTCCCGAAGGACAAGCGCCAGGAAGTCGCGTCATTCATCAGGGACAACCCTATCAATGACTACGACGACATGATTCGCTTCAACTGCGAAATCATGGCGGCGATGATCGAGGGCCGCATCACACCCGTTGTGGCTGTCGAGCTTCGGCAGTGGCACGAGTTGAACTTCTCCGTCATCTCGGCGAAGAACTCTCTCGATGGCACCCCGGATAACACCTACACGGATGTCATCACGGCACTCGTACAGGTGAAGCGGAATGCACAACAGCTGCGCGGGGATTACTTCGACGCAGAAGAAATGTCTACCGGCGCCGTTGAGCGTCTTGAGGTGAAGAATGGCTGATTCAATGGCAGGTCTGCGCGATAGGGCCGTCAAGAAGGCAATGGGCAAGGACGAAGAGAAGGACGAGCCCAAGGACGAGATGCCGGAAGGTGGTGCTGACGAAGCACCGGAAGAGGACATGGCGGGCGGAATTCCTCCCCAGGTCAAGGAAGCCCTCGGTCAGCTTCCCGTTCCCGCCCTGAAGGCTGTGCGGGATGAGATCGACGGCATCCTTGCCGAGAAGGAAGGCGGCGAAGGCCCCGCTGATGACATGGGCGCCGACATGGGTGGGGCACCGCCTCCTCCGATGGGTGGCGACATGGGTGGTGGCATGGGCGGCGCTCCGATGCCGGGCATGTAGTCATGGCCGAGAAGAAGAAATCGCAGGTAAACAAAGCTGGGAACTACACCCAGCCGGGAAAACGCAAGCGAATCTTCGAGCGCGTCAAGGCCGCTGGCAAGGGGGGCGCCCCTGGCCAGTGGTCTGCGCGTAAGGCCCAGATGCTCGCGCGTGCCTATAAGAAGGCAGGCGGGGGGTACAAAGACTGATGGCAAAGAAGAAGCCCCAGCGCTCTCTCGTCAAGTGGACCCAGCAGAAGTGGCGGACCAAGTCCGGTAAGCCATCGACGCAGGGGCCTGATGCGACCGGTGAGGCTTATGCCCCCGAGGCAGCCATCCGTAGTATGCCTAGCAAGAAGTACGCCCGCGCCACAGCAGTGAAGCGCGAAGCGCGCAAGGCAGGCAAGCAGCACGCCAAGCACGGGCTTCACAAAGGGAAGAAGAGGTAGTCATGTCCGCAGGTGCAAGATCCCGCGTTGCTGCACGCACCGCGTCACTGAAGAAGAAGCACGGGCTCTCGGGCGTGAACAAGCCCAAGCGGACACCTGACCACCCGAAGAAGTCGCACATCGTGTTGGCCAAGGAAGGCAACACGGTCAAGCTGATTCGCTTTGGCGAGCAGGGTGCGAAGACAGCTGGCAAGCCCAAGTCGGGCGAAGGCAGTAAGATGCGGAAGAAGCGGGCGTCCTTCAAGGCACGTCACGCGAAGAACATCGCCAGAGGCAAGTTGTCTGCGGCGTACTGGGCTAACCGAGTGAAGTGGTAGGAGGAGTCATGCCGACTGGATATGGGAAGAAGATTCAAGAAGCCGAGAAGGCCTCGAAGAAAACGGCAAAGGGCAAGAAGCCATCGCACAGAGCAGCAGCTGTTGCTATGGAAAAGCACGCGAAGAAGAAAAAGAAGAAGAAGTCTAAGTCGAGTATGGGGTACTAGAGGTCTTCATGAAAAAGAAACTAGACAAGATTAGCAAAGAGCTAGTCGGTGCGTCGAAGATGCACAAAAAGCAGTCGAAGCAGCTGACGGGGGCGTCTAAGCTCCACGCGCGTCAGTCGCGGGACATTCGGAAGCTGGTTCGAGAAGCATCCCGCAACGCTCTCGCGAAGAAGTGAGCGCTCTCCCTACCGAAGCCCTCGATGCTCTCCGTGACCCGTCAATCAGCTTGGCGGCGTACGGGAAGATCATCGACCAGAAGACTGGTCAGGAGATCAAGTACGACCCGTTCGCTATCACCAACAAGCTTCAAGCTACGGTGGTGTCGTACTACTCAAACCCGCCTCGCACAGACGCCGGGCAGGTCAAGTGGCTCAATCTTCTGGGCTATCGGCAGGGTGGTAAGTCTCTCACGGGGGAGTTGTGTGGCTACGTAAAAGCCGCTTACACTCCGGGTTATGACCACGTCTGTATCGCAGACACCAAAGACCGTGCCGAGTATCTGCATCGGCGCGTCCACCTCATGCATGAGAACTGGCCCTTGGTCGTCAGGGCTCCCACTGTTCCCAATCGTGAGGTCCGACAGCTTTCCTTCTCCAAAGGAGGGAAGATGCGGATTCTGTCTGGTGAGACCGGCGCCGTTGGCATCGGGCAGTCACCTGACAACTTCCATGGGTCGGAGCTTCCGTACTGGCGTGCTGCCGGTACACAGTTCTCGATGATCTACCCGTCCATCATCAACCGTGACCACGCGCACGTCCTGCTAGAGTCCACGCCGGCTCCGATGTCCATGCCCTCGGCAGAGTGGTGGAAGGACCAGTGCCGCAACGCCAAGCGGGGCTACGGTCGGTGGATCTACGCCTTCTTCCCCTTCTGGGATGGCAAGCTCAACATGCGGGCATGGCCCCGTAATAGTGCCCTGACAAACGACGAAATCAAGCTGCTCGAACGCTACGGACACCTCGGGCTGAAGAAGCAGCACCTTGCTTTCCGTCGTCTCATGATGGAGACTGACGACCAGATTCGGCGGAACCCAGACCTGTTCAAGGTGTACTACCCGTTCGACGACGTGTCCTGCTGGATTGCGTCTGTCGGGTGTGTCTTCCGTCCCGACGTGCTCAAGAAGCACGAAGAGTCGTCGCTGTTCGAGTGGAAGGCACCGTACATGGAGTACGAGCAGCCCCAGCCGGGGGCTGTCTACGTCATCGGCGCCGACCCAGCGGGCTACGCCTCGCGCGACCATGCTGCCTTCCAGGTGTTCAAGATTTACGCCGACGAGTGGACCCAGGTAGCGTGCTTCGGAGACACGACAGACCCGGTAGACTTCGCCAAGCGGCTCAATGCGGTGGGGCGTAAGTACAACAACGCCTTGCTGGCAGTCGAGTCCAACGGTGTCGGTGTTGCCACACTCGCCCTACTCGAAGAGATGGCCTACCCGAACCTCTACTACGAGAAGGCATACAAGCCCGGTATTGCGGCGACCTCGAAGTCCGTTCCCCAGATGCTGTCCTACCTTCAGGATGCACTGATGGACACGATGATCTTCAATGACGCCGACACCGTAGGGCAGCTGGGCTCGTACCGAGAGGACAAGTCGACCGAGCGGTCGGCGTCATCCGAGTTGCTTGGTGCAGGCACGAAGGGCAAGCGGCGCGACCGCCACCACTGGGACAAAGTGTCCGCACTTCAGTTGGTGTGTATGGTGGCTCGGGCGGCTCCACGCCGGTACAGAGAGAACCAGCGCCCAGATGACCTGGAGAATGTGGTTCTCTTCCGTGACATGACGTACGACCAGTTGCAGGAGTACCGCAAGTCTGGTAGTAAGTCTAACAAGCGGCGTGTGCGAGCGCGTTACCCACGACGTAGGCGATAGCTATGGCAAAGTCTGAAGAAACAGAAGTTCTCGAAGATGACCCCGCAGCAATCAGAGCACGCGCTCAAGAGAAGATTCAGCAAGCGCCTTCTGTCGTGAAGATGCGGCAGATGCGAGAAGCTGCTGCGGAAAAAGCCCTTGCCGAGGAGCGGGCAGAGAAGGAAGAGAGCACTGCGCAGTTCCAGCTAGACCGTATTCAGCGCAAGGTATTGGACAAACTGCAAGCAGAAAGGAAAGTAGAGCTAGGACTTTCTCCCGACGCTTCGCATCACGAGCTTCATGAAGCTCTTATGCGCGACTACCGTGAAAAGGTCACGTCTGACCCGACATACCCCCTTTTTAACAAGACACTTCACAGAGCCAGTTCTGCACCAGCGTCCGCTATGGCTTTCAAAGAGTTGAATAGGTTATGGGAACAGGCTCGCGCTGAAGCCGAAGGGATTAGGCAGCAGGAACTGATGGCGCGGTACCCACGCAAGGGGGACCTCCGGCGGGAAGCCGTTGAAAGAGCGCGAACTATACAAAGCCTCCAGCGGGCGTTGGACGAAATCATCGCTGAGTGAGGGTGTGGCTGTGGCATTGAACATGAAGCAGATTCAGGGGATTCTGAAGACGCACCGCACCAAGTCTCGTGTAGAACGCCGAGATTGGGACCGCTGGCGGTCGTGGTATGTCTCGGAGTACTGGGGGTCAGACGATGACCGCCCGTCCGGCTCCGGCGACATGATGGAAGAAGAGGATGTGAACTTCCAGACGAACTACCCCTATGCGTACATCGACACGATGATCGCAAACGTCTGCCCTCAGAACCCACAGGTCACCGTCAAGGCGCGGCAGGAGGCTCTCCAGCCTGCGGCACAGTTCCGCGAGGCACTCATCAATGATGTCTTTCAGAGAACAAAGCTGCACGCATCCCTGTGGAAGACAGCCACAAACACTGCCATCTGCGGACGGGGCTTCACGAAGACCATCTGGGACTTCAAGCGTGAGTCCGTGCAGATTTTCGACGTAGATCCCCGCTCGGTCTTCTTCGATATGTCCGCAAAGAAGTTTTCAGACATCCGTTACCTCGTGGAAGTGACGGTCCTCACACACGAAGAGTTCAGAGCCCGGTCGCAGCCTCGGGCCGATGGGCGCCCTTCTCAGTATGACCCTGCGGTCGCGAAGAAAGCCCACTACGGAGGCTACCCAACGTGGCTCAAGGACTATGTCCGGGACAAGGCCATGGTCAACGAGGCCAGCCTTGAGGTGTACAAGTGGGTCACGGTCTACGAGGTCTATGACTTCGAGGCTGACCGCTACTACCATGTTCTAGAGGACGTGGAGGACCCACTGTTCGAGGGTGAGCTACCCTACAAGTACGTCCGCAACCCGTTCACGCTGGTCACGTTCAACGAGAACATGACCGACCTCGGCGGGCTCTCCGACATCAAGCTCATCGCCTCGTCACAGGACAGGCTGAACGAGATTGACACGCTAGAGTTGTGGCACGCGCACACGTCCACACCTGTCACGATGGTCAACACAGCCCTCGTAGACAACCCTGAAGCCCTCATGAGTGCCCTCCGGGACGCGAACTCACCTGGCTCCATGATTGCTGTCGAGGGCAAGGCCAACGCGCCTCTCCGCGACATCATCGGACAGACGCCCACACCGAGCTTCAGTCCCGAGTTCCAGGACATGCGGGACCGCTGCAACAGTGGTATCGAGTTCATCCTAGGCATCCCCCAGTATAGCCGGGGTGTGGTCGGTGTGGCCGATGTTGCTACCGAGGTAGCACTGGCGGATACGGCGACACGGACCCGCAACGGACGCCGCATCAAGATGATCGAAGACAGTGTAGATTCTATCGCGGACAAAACTGTCGGAATCTACGAAGAATTTCTACCCCCCAACACAGTTCTTCCTGTCCGGCTGACGGACAGTCATGACGTGTTGAAATTGACCCGGCAGACTCTGGCGATGCGTCCCCGGCGCAATCCGAACGAGCGCTCACTGGACTTCGACTACATTGCTATTCCTTACAGCCCTACCGAGAATCACCGTCTCGTCCAGCTTCAGAAGCTCCAGCAGTACATGCCTCTTCTGCTAGAGAGCCCGGCGGTTGATAAGAACAAGCTCATCCACAAGCTGGTTGACCTGCTAGGGATGCAGGACATCCTGGCGCCCCCTGGTCAGCAGCAGCCACCTCCAGCAGCACCTGAAGGTGGGCAGGGACCTCCCCAGGCCCTTCCCGAAGCGTCACCTGAAGAAGTGACCGGTGCGCGAATGGGGAAGGATAACCTCGTGGCAGGCGGGCTTCCGCCCGGCATTGAGCTACCAAAGCCCATTACCCCCATGGGTGGGCCGGGTTACCCTGGGAGTAAGTCATGAAAGGACCAAAGGCACCAACGGCCGCCCCTGCGCTGAAGAACGGGAAACCTCGGAACTACAAGCGCGAGTATGCCCAGTTTCATGGGAAGCCCGAGCAAGTTGCTTTGCGAGGGGCACGGAACAGAGCACGACGTACTGCCGAAGACACCTTGGGCATGAAGCTACCTACGGACATCGAGGTTGACCACAAGGACCCTCTCTCCCAAGGGGGCTCCAACGACATTGCCAACCTGGAACTCATGCCGCGCTACATGAACAGGCAAAAGGGGGCCTCGGGCTACAACTCGATGCGGCACCGCCAAGCCACGTCTCCTGTTCAACCACTCAACCTTGAAACAGCTTTGATGACTCTTCGCCGATATGGACTCGCCTGATGCCTATGTATGACTTCCGCTGTGACGGCGGCTGCGGCTACTACACGGACATGTACATCCCACTGGCGGACGTAGACAACGCTGTCTGCCCTGACTGCCATTCGAGCATCACTATCCGCATTGGTGCTGTGATGACCGTGGGACCAATGCCCTCAAAGCCCCTGAAGGTGAACCAAATCGGGCGTTCGTTCGAGTCTGCGTCAGAGCTACGCGAGTACAAGAAGCAGAACCCAGGCTGGGACATGATGAGTTCTGACTCAGCATCCTGGCGTAGTCACGTCGATGACTGTCGCGAGCGTGCCGAGCGAATGGCGAAGCGACGGGGCTACCGTGACCTGGCCCAGCAGAAGGAAAAACGTAAAGTGGAGAGAGCCAAGGAGCGCGGGGAGATTGACAATAAAGTTTTCGTCTAGTACACACGTCCTAGAGAGTATCTCATGCCGATGATGAACGAACTACTACGGGACCTGAAAGAAGATCCCCCCGACTCCGAAGACCAGCTCCGTGGGGTCTTGTCAGAGCACGGGTACGACCTCATCATGGCATCAGACTACGACGAAGACGACGAGAACGACGCAGAGTACGACGGCGACTCCGAGTCTGTGTTCGAGAAAGGCAAGTCTCCCCGCGCGCAACTGGCAGTATTCCGCATTGAAGCTGCTCGAAACGCTAACGATAGGGAGGCTTGATGGAGTCCGAAGAGACAGTGGCGCCTGTGGTGGATGCAGCACCCGCGCCAGAAGCAGTGGCTGCTCCCGAGGGTAGCGCATCTGATATCGAAGTAAATCCGTCCACGACGGAGCAGCCTGCTGCTTTTCCATCTGCTGATGAGTTTGGATGGGACGCTTGGAAGGGTGAGGTCGATACCCTCCCCGAGCAAATTCGCGGCTGGGCAACGCCCATGCAGGGCTACTACCAGAAGTGGGCCGACGACAAGGCCGCTTCGATGGTGGACGACGCCACTTCTTTAAAGGATTTGTACAACTCACTCCTTGACGGCAAGGAGGATCCGCGTGTCGCCGAGTACACTGCGAAGATCAAAGAGATTGAGGAAGCCCAGGGGAAGGCAACTTCCGAGTGGGAGACCAAGTACGGGGACTTGGAGAAGACGTACAAGGACTACCAGTCCAACGTCGAAGCCACGATTGAGCGTGAAGCCGACCAGTACGCCAAGTGGTTCAAGTCTGAAAACACTGACCTCTTCGAGAACGAAACCTTGGCGGCCACGTTCGTGGCGCTTCTCGATGAAGGTTGGGAGATGGAGACGGCAGCCACTGCGGCCCGTCTCCCCGCTGCCGCGCTGAATTCAGCACGGCAGGCAAAGGCGGACGGTGTTCCTGACGAATACGCGTTGCGCCTATCAGGAGGGGCGGAGAGCCCTTCAGCCCCGCGACCTGGGGCTTCGCTCACGGCTGGGGCTACGTCCCAGGCGCGGTCGAGTGAACAAATGGCTCTACCGGAAGCGGTGGAAGCCACGTCGTTCAGGGATCTTCGTTCGCAAGCTGCGCGTCTAGCGCTCAACCCACGTAAGAGGGGGCGGTAATGCCTATCTCTCCTGATGTGCTGGCAACTGCTCTCGATGAGTTGATGCCCGCGTACTCCGAACTCTTCGTCAAGTGGCACCCGCTGCTCGACAAGGTACTTGAAGGCGGCAACATGGACCGCGCGAGCCTCAAGGGGCCGCGTCGTGAGTTCGCCGTTGTCACGGGTGGTCCCGGTACTGTCACGCAGGTGGCAACCGGTTCCGAGATCATCGCTGGTGGTCGTTCCCAGAAGGCGCATCGTGGCCAGG